CGGCAATGGCGGCCTCGTAGGCCCGCTGGCGGCTGAGGTTGGTGAACTCCTGCCCCTTGGTCCTGGAGCCAGTGAAACCCGTGTCGGCGTCGAGGTTGCGGACCTTGGCACCGGCAACCTCGGCATCAATGGCGTCTTGAGCGTCTCGGCGTCGGGCGTCGGGCCCGAGGAAGGCGTTGCCGAGGTTGTAGATCGACTGAGCGATGCTGGGGTCGCGGGAGGCGAAGAAAGGTTGTACGGCCATGGTTATCTAGGGAGGATGGTGGGGTTGGCGTAGCGGCCCTGCATGGGGACGCCGAGGGCGTCGAACCATCCTGGGCTACCCGTCTGGAGACCGCCGCTGGCGACGGCCTGGAGGCCGCCGGGGTTGGCGGCGGACTTGGCGCCGAACAGCCCGCCTCCGTTGGCCATGGCACCCATGCCGGCGATCTGGCCGCCGGCCACGAGGACGTCGCCCAGGAGCTTGGTCTTGTCGCCCCTGCGGGATGCGGCCTGGAGCTCGGTCTGGAGGACGTTCTGAGAGCCGCCCATGAAGTTGGCGAGCTGGGACTGCTGGGCGCCGTAGCGGGCGTTCATCAGCGCGTTGCCGAGCTGGAGGTCGCCGAAGGCTGCTAGTGCGGCCTTGGCTGATGCCTCCTGGCGGGCCGCGGCGTTGCCCTCGGAGACTCGGGCGGCGGTCTCGTCGGCGACAATGTCCGGCGCTCCGCCCTGCACTGGGATGTTGACGACCTGCCCGGACTCCTGGTTGCCGACCATTGCGGCGTCGCGCTCGGCAACCTGGTCGGCCAAGCGCTCGGTCTGCGACTCAAGGTTTTGCTTGCCGAGCGACTCATCAAAGAGGCCCTGCGCCTCGTCTCGAAGCCTCTGCTGGCGGCGGGCCTCGGCAAGCGTCGCACCCTCCATGGCCTTCTGGGCCTGGCGCTGGCCTTGGTATTGGGCGTAGGTGCCGGCGGCCGTGAGGGCCAGGGCGGTTACTGTGAACGGGTCGCACATGGCTTATCGGACGATCTGGCTGGAAGCCCCGGAGGACTGGCCGTAGCGGGTGGTGTTGAGAGGGCTCTGCTTGTAGCCGAGCATCCCGGTGTTGCCGAGCAGGGCGGTACTGTTCTGGAACAGGGCTCCGAGGGGGGAGAAGCCGGACTCCTTGGTGAGGGTGGCCGCGCGGGCAAGCGCCTGGTTGGCGGTGGCCGTGGGGTCGGAGGTGGCCTGGAGCTGGGCGATGAGCTCGGCGCGGTTGGCCTCGACGTTGCGGCGGGCCTCGTTGGCGGTGTCAAGTGCCCGCCCCTGCACGTCGGAGCGTGCGACGTTGTACTGGCGCTGGAGTTCGCCGGCGTTGCGGGCGGACTCACTGGATGCGGTAAGCCCCGCGCGGGCTAGGTTGTAAGCAAGGTTGTCCTGCGCGTTGTCGTACTGGGAGGCGAGCTGCGGGTTGGCGTACCTGAGATAGGCCTTTGCCCTGTTGTCGTAGAATGTCTCGTCGAACCCGCCGAAGCCTTGCTGGATTGCGCCCATGCCGGCGCGGATGCGCGCCTGGCGTTTTTCCTCGTCAGCCCTGGCTTGCGCCGCACCACCGTCTCCTCCGCCGCCTCCGAAGCACATGGTCAGATGATCCTCGATGCGCCGGCCGCCGTGGCCGCCGACTTGAAAGTGGAACCGAGCGAGCCCTGCCCGTTTTGCGGGCGCAGGCTGTTGACGACCCCGCCGACCGACTGCTGGAGACGGATGGGCGCGGTGGCAGCGATGCCGCCGGCCTTGAAGGTGCTGGCGGGATTTCCGCTCATTCCGCCGGAAAAGGACATTGGCGAGCCGCCAAGCAGGCTTGGCGCGACGCTCTGGCCGGCGAACATGCCGGTAGGATTTCCACGGGGACCTTGGATGCCGTTGCTAGAGTAGCTCCTGATCTCGCTGCTGTTCCCGCGGTTCGGCAGCATCTGAGATACTGCTTTCAGGAAGTTCATCGACTCCCCTGTGGCTGAGTTTGTGACGGTGCACATGGTTTTTCGCTTGCCTCCGAGTGTGCCGGATGAACCGGCCTAGTCCAGCAGAATAGGTGGAAGGTCTCCCCGTTTCGACCGAAGTTGGGGAGTTCCGACTCTTTGTGGGCACCGAGGTGCTTGAGCCAGCGGTGGGCCACCCTGTGGGTGGACAGGGACCGGCATTGCAGTCGGTGGTAGCCGGCTGCCTCTAGACCGGGAAAGAAGGTCTCCCGCCCAAAGCTGGTCACTTCCATGGCGACTTCCGGCCAGCGGTCGGTGGCAAACATCCACATCTCCCAGACCCCAGGCCAGACTGGCACGGCACCGAAGGCGGCGATGGGCACCCCGTCATCCGACCCGGCCACGAAGCCGAACTCGCCGCCCCGCATAATGTCATCGACTAGGCGGTCGGTGTCGTCGTCCCAGCGGGTGGCGAAAATCTCCTCGCGGTCGCGCCGCCGCATCCTGGCGGCAACCCAGTGCAGGTCGTCGGCGTTGAGCTTAGCCAGCTTCATGCTTGGGCTGCATGTCGTCGTAGTGGACGATGACGTTGGAGACCTTGGCAGGCCCGGCGGCGGCGTTGACCATCCGAAGGCCGAAGTGGGTGCCAATGCCGACCATCGGGATGGTGCCGAAAGCGAAGGTGGACTGGGAAGCCCTGAGAATAACCTCGCGGGTGCCGGGGGCGGTGTGGTCGAAGCCCATCTCGGCGCGCCACAGGCCCTCGATGGTGAGGTCCATGGCCTTGGCCCGCTTGAGGTGGGCCGGCTTGCGGGCGTCCATGTAGGGGAACTCCACCACCACCTCGGAGGAGTCGTAGGTGTTTCCGTCGCCGCCGCCGTAAAGGTAGATGGTGTTGCCCGCCCGGGCGAACACCTTGCCGCCTTGGGCGGCGAACTCGCTCACCGTGAAGCCGGTCTCGTAGGTGGACCAGGCGGTGATCTCCGAGCCCGGGAAGTAGGACAGCACGAAGATCTTGTCCCCGACCGCCAGCCAGTAGCGGCCGTCGACGGGCTCGACCACGGCCTTGGCCGCGTACTTCTGGGCGTCGGTGAGAGTGGCCAGGTGCGAGATGACGATGCTGTCGATTGCGGAGCCGATGTCGGACGCGAAGGCCGTGTCCGTGCCGTCGCGCGCCCGCAGGGAACGGATGCCGTTGTCGGCGAGGTAGAGGAGGTCGATGGCGCCCATCGATACCACGCTGTCCGGGGCGATGCAGCCGGTGTTGGCCAGCACCTGGAGCTGCTGGTTCTGGGCTGGGTCGGCGTCAAGGAACCAGAGCTGGACGTTGCGCCGGCTGAACACGGCAAGCTTGTCCTGGTAGACGCCGAAACCAGTGAGGTCCTCGCGTCCGCCGAAGTTGTTCGACATGTCGATGAACCCGGAGCCTAGGTCGTGGATGTCCCACTTGGTGGCGTCGTTCAGCGCCGAGAAGTACATGGTGGAGCCGACCCCGGCGTGCACCTTGGACTTGTATGTAACGGCGAAGTTTGGAGACAGGCCGGCCACGCGGCTGGCGCCGAAGATGTAGGGGTCGGCAATCTCGGGGTCGGTGACGGTGATGCTAATCTTACCGACCGGGTTGTTGGCAAGGGTGGCAGGCAGGATGCTGACAACGTGCTTGTTGGGCTTGCCCTCGACGTAGCTCCTGCCACCCGACATCGAGGTGAGCTGGGAGATGATGACGCTGCCGCTGACGTTGACCGAGACCGTCCTGTTGTTGGCCGCGGAGCCGACGCCGGCCGGAGCCTTGATCTTGATGATGCCGTTGCTGACGTAGGCCTCGTAGCCGTGGACGAGCGTGCCAGCATTGATGCCTTCGCGGACGTAGTAGGATGTCTCGGAGTTGGATGTCTTCCAGTTGACCGGGGCTGACAGGATGTTGATGCCGTCGACGAACACGGACTCGACGCGGCTGTAATCGCCGTTTGCCATCGCGCCGGCCGCCACGGTGGCGATGTAGCGATGCTGTGCATAAGGACTCTGCGCTATGCTAGCCGGGTTAATGAGCTCGCCGATGCCATAAACCCCGGAGGGGTTGGCGTCGAACTCGATCTGCACGATGTCGCCGTTGGCGTTGGAGCCCTGCTCGGCCGGGGCGTCGATCCACAGCGCTGCCGGGTCGTTGCCGGACCAGCCGCCGTAGGAGGCCCAGCGAGCCGAGTACTTGTGATTTAGGCCGGCGGTGGTGTTCTCGTTGATTACCTTGCGGAGCTGCCAGAGCAGGGCGCCGCCGTTGCTGCCATAACCGTCAGTGACGGTGTAGGTGTTGTACTTGAGTCCCGTCGTGCCAGTCCAGTTGAGGAGATCCTGACCGTCGGACGCCGTGGCCGAGCTGGCGCCTACCCGGACGCTCCTGATGCCCGGGAGCGCGGCGGCGTCGATGTGGCGCACGTAGGGCCTGGTGTAGGCCCTGGTCTCGGAGCCGCCGGAGATGAGGAACGAACCCTCGGCCTTGACCTCCTCGACGGGCTCGGTCGGAAGCTGGGTCTCGGTCACGGTGGCGGTGATCGGCGCAGTCACCTGCGTTGTGACGGTGAACCGCTTGGCACCAGGGCCGGTGATGGTGACGGTGCTGCCGGCGGCGACGGCGGTGTAGCCGGTCAGAGAGAAATTGGCGGCCAGCTCGGAGGCCAGGGTGGCCACCGAGGTGTGGTTTCTCGCCCTGCCGACGTGCCAGTCCTTGATGACGGCGCCGTCCCAGTAGGAGAAGCGCTGGCCGTCGGCGAACTCGGCGATGACGAAGGGCAGGCCGCCGTAGACGGTTGACCAGACCACCTTGGTCATGTCCGCGACCATGCTGTATGGGTGCTGGAGCCGCTGGTAGGTCACGCCGGATGGCATGACAGGCGCCGTCACCGAGCCGAAGACGTAGACCTTGTCGGCCGTTGTCTCCAGGCCGAAGGTGTTGGCCGGCAGGGAGGCGAACTGGGCGAAGGCCTTGCGCTTCTCGATCTCGCCGCCGCGGGTGATGTGGGCGTTCTTGAGGATGGTCAGCGTGCCATCCTTGCTGGACAGGGCGCTGCGTCGGCTGTCGAGGCCGGCCGAGAAGTTGTCGACTACCAGGTAGGGCATCAGAACCGGGTCTCGCGCACGGCGCGGTTCCCGATCCAGCGGAGGCCCGGGCCGGGCGAGACGGAGCCTCCGAAGTTGGCGCCGTCAATTTTGGTCGCCTGCCCCTTGAGGCGGTTGAAGTGGATGGTCGCCTGGGCGAGCTTGGCCTGGGCGTCCTTGGAGCCGGTGCGGGAAAGGTACTCGGCCGCGCAGCGCAGGACGATTAGGTTGTCGTCGA